TTGAAAATCTAGTTCTTTAAAATTAACTTCTGTCAAGTTTTCTACTGATAGTCCTCCATCTAAGAACAAAGGACGTCTACCACCAGACTGTGGGTTATATCTAGCAACCCATGCCTGCAACATTCTTTCTTTGATTTTCTCAGAAAGAGTGTTTGGTGACTTTAGTACCAATCCTGGTACTGCTCCATTTTTAAAGAAGTTATCTTGAAAGTTTCTCATATTAACTAATAATTGCATAGTTCTATGAGCGGGTTTCAATCTTGGAACTCCTCTATAAATTGAGTGAAAACTGTTTTCTTTTATGTGGATAATTTCATTAACACTATAATCTATACTGTTATTAAAAGTATATTTTTCTATATATGTATCAGTATCAGTATGAATTGTTACCTTCTCTGCTGGTAAATGATACAAATGAGCACCATCATAATAAACAAATATGTTCCCATCTATTAGTAAGTCAATTAGTAAATTTCTTTTGAATGTACTAACATCTTGGAACGGATTTGGTTCTTTGTTTAGTAGTAAATCTACTCTAGTTTTTCTCACATTTCTCATTACTGGAGTAGTTCCCTGAATTTGCTCTTGCACTAAAAAGGGAATATCAGAAACATCGTCAACGATCATGTTAACTGCTCTGTTTATAACTTCTAATTGTTCATAAGCGTTTCTATAACTTATTACAGGCTCTCTTGAATCTACAGTAAGTCCTTCATCTCTGGAAATAACGTACTGCGCAGGGTTGAGTTTTTCTTCAACCTCTGGTGTTCTGCCTAATAAAAAATCATACCATGCCATATTTGTCTCTTTGTCGTTGTACCCATCTAGCTTGTTTCTCTGCTGTAGTTAATTTGGGTCTTTTGCCATATATTGAATGTAATTTCAAGTGATGTGTATGGCAAAGGGTTACTGTCTTATCATATACTTTCTCAACATTTTCCTCTATGAATTTCTCTCGAATCCCTAGAATATCATTTTCATTTTCTATGATAATATGGTTATCTTTTAACCAATTTTCTAGCAATTCCGTCAACCCATAAAAGTGATGGAAGTCTAATTCGCTCTCTGCACCACAAATAAAACATTTACTGTCTTTTTTATACGCGCTTTTCGCTTTGTCTCTTATATATTTTACTAAATCTCTTTTGATTTTCATTTATATGCTTAATTGTAACAAAAAATAGGATTGTTGTCAAGTATTATTTTTCTTTGGTTTCATTAGAACGTAGTGGCGTTCGTTTCAAACGAATAGAGTGCATAACGCAGGGCATCAGCCATATGTGATGCAGCATTATGTTTTGGTTTCTCTTTAAGTAAATTCGGATTTGGGTCCCATTGATACTGGTCAAGAGAAGACAAAGCTTCCGAACATGTACCATCAACTATCAATGCGTCATTATCCACAATTCCTGCCACATGTCCAATACCATCTAATACTGACTTTTTAGCGTTTATAGTGCTAATATCATAATTCTGTGCCATATCGTACCTTGTTTGCTGAGCAGCAGAGTCAATATAGATATAATCTATATCCCACTTCTCAATTAATTTCCTAATTTCTATTGCGTGTTGTTCTGTTGTACGTTCACTGTTTAAATATTCATCAAGTAAGTAGTATTTCTCACTATCCCAGTCATATCCTATAACACAAAAGGCAGTAGGATCTTTGTAACCTACGTCCATTCCTGCAAATATGTCCATTTTGTGAGTTTCAAGTTCTGATAAGTCTTGAACGCACTTTTCATAGTTAAATGCCCAGACTTGTCCTTCATAAACATTAAAGTCTGCCATGTATTCTTGATTAAACTCAGCTTCTGACATAGTTTTTCTTGCTTCTGCTATGTCTGTATCTGATAGTCTTGGATTCTCATGGTAAGTAGCTCGTATAGAAGCCCATTCAGGATATTCAGAACTAAATCCTCGATACCAAAACTCTGCAAACCAGTTATTTCTACCCCTTGGAGTCGATATAAATAGTGCTTTTGAATTTGCTTTATCAAGCGTAGGACGAAGTGCCACATTAAATGCGTCTTTACCATCTACAAGTGCTGCTTCGTCAAAGATAATTAAATCATAGCTTCTACCAACTACTGAATCTACTTGGTTGACTGAACCCATACGAATAGTACTTTGGTTTGATAGTTCTATAACTTTATCTTTTGCGTTATCTCTAGTTACCTCTAAATCAAAATGCTTGATAAGATTTCTTTGTAAGTCAAATGATATTTGAGATAATGAGTAGTTTGGTGACATAAGTAAAATATTAGAGTTAGGTACTAGAGATATTAATTGCCCTAGTATATTTGCTATGTATGTTTTACCTTGTCTACGAGATACAGCTGCACATATAAATCTATATTTAGGATTATTAAGTGCATTTATGATAGCTGTTTGTGATGAATTAGGTTCTATACCTAGTAAGTCTAGGTAACCCTCAATAGGAAGTTTTACAAAACGGTCGTTTTGGTCAAAATCCATGATGACGTCACTAAGAACGTCTTTTCTTGAAATGTCAATCATTAATGTATTGTTACGTTGTCAAATAATTCTGTATCAGGTTTTGCAAAGAAGTCTTCTGCTTCGCAAACACCCATTAAATAGATAAATCCTGCACATAAATCCATTAATTCTCTCTCTTTTCGATTAAGAGAAGGTTTTTTGTTTAAATACTTAAGTACAATTTCGGTCTTTCTACTTAGACCATCTAGCCATATATCTCTAGTGTTGAGAGTATGCATTATCTTCTCCTTCTCTTAATTCCTCTTACATATTTTTGGGACTTTGGTGGCATTTTTTTACTGCCACGCTTACCAGCCCATAGAAACTTGTCGGCCCAGTATGCTGGTGATGATTTACCCCTGGCGATATTTTTACGATGTCTTGCTTTGAAGCTTTTACGAGCTTCAGGACTATAATTATGACCCATGCCTTGAGCACCGAATCTTATAATCTTAAGCTTTCCACCGACTCTCACTGCAACTACAGCTTTTTTACTTTTGTGTTTAGGTGTGAATTTAGGTTTATTTAGTCTTTGTAAACCTGCCTTTTTTAGTCTTGTTTTTTCGCTGTTTGTTAGTGCCATCTAAATTTACTAATTTTACGACTTTAGTAAGTCGTCCTGCTTTCATTAATCTATGAAAACTATTTATATATTTATCTACGTCTTCTTCTGCCAGGAAACTTTGCCTTAGGTGGATTGGTTGTTCTTCCATGCCTTGGACCTATTGCTTTTGCAGACGCATAATATCTATCGACCTCGAAACCATAAGCTTTTCTCGTATTTACTGGAGTACCAGCTGCTGCGTTCATGTCTCTAGTTACACCTCTTTTTAATTTGTGTTTTTTAAGTTTTGAAGTAGGGTGAATACTCGGACCAACTAAAAATCCTCCTGTTCTTGCCATTACTTTCTCCTTTTAGAAAAGTTACTTTGTACTTTTCGCTTTGGCTTTTGCCATTTTATCTTTAATATCAACTTTACCATCTAAGTTCACATCTTTAAAGGTAATGATATTCCAAATTTTCTTTAAAAATTCCATTCGTTTCTTCCGTTTTTCAACATGTTCATCTATTTTTCGGAGCCATGCTGCACGGTAGTGATTACTCATGGTCATGTTCTACATCACCACTAACTAAATAGTTTGCGGCTTGTACTAATTCGTGCTCCGATACTGCTATTTTATTTGTCCACCAACTTGGTAATTTGTCCATATTTTCATTACCTTCTAATCCATCAAGAATCATCTGACAATGAGACATAATAACTTTACAACTTGTGATAGCACTAGCGGCATCAGTATGGCCGCCTTTAATATAAATTTTTCCGTTTTTTACGTATGCTTTCATCTTCTTTTTCTACTTTTTCGTTTTAAGGATTTTTTCCCTAATCTCATTCGTTCATTAATTAGAGATTGCGGAACTCTCCTACCTGCCTTATAAAGTTCTGCTATTCTTTTGATAACAGCGGCTAGTCTAGCACTACCTCCGTCATACTTTTTAGGAACTCCATATTGGCTATAAGTAACTTTTCTACGACTACCTTTTCTTTTTCGTGGCACGTCTCTTCCTCGTAGTAGTCTTCTTTTTGCGTTTGATGTCATTATCTTGTGGATGACCACCACGCATAAATGAATTAACTCTTCCAAATGCCCATTGACTCATGGAAGTGCCTCTTCTAGACCCTGAGCTTAAATAAGCTCCTTGACCACGTCTATAAACTCTTGCGAGTTGACCGTAAGTGTATCGTTTACTCTTTTTAGCTTTTGCTTTAAGTGTTTTAACGACGCTTGCGCTTAACGATTTTCTTCTTACTTTTCTTGCCATTTTTTCTATAACCAGAAGCATAGACTGCTCTGCCTTGGGCTTCAGCGTCTTTTTTACGTTTATAAATTTTACCTGATTTGCCCCAACGGTAACCGCCTTTTACTTTAGTAACAGGCACTTATTCTTCCCAGTCTTTATCCCCAGGAAGTAAGTATGCTCTAGTTCCGTCTGCATTTAATAGTTTTTCGTGTTCAAATAATGTGACATTAAAGGTTTGAGATTCGCCGACTTCAGCAGTATCATCTACTGACTGCGATACTTCGGCTGTAAGAAAGTCTCCACTGACGTGTTGAACTATGAGGTCTTTAAAACCTCCTACATCATTATAAAATCTCCAAATTTCTCCAACTTCCATTTAATTCTCCAAAAAGGGCGGGTGAGACCCGTAGTTATTATTTGTTCTTATTTTCATTATCTCAATGCTACTTTCGTAATCGCTAATGCGTCAGGTCATCACCCTAAACTTGTTCTACTTGCGTTTTTTCTTGCCTTTTTTCTTTTTCTTTTTGTTCTTTCCGTAGTGATATGGCATCATTACAATCCCAACGTCCTTCTGGACACTTTGCTGATGTGACTAACACTTTCAGCGGCATAAAGCATTTGCAGACGCTACACGTTTTCCAAAAAGAGTCAAATCTAGGGCAAGATTGACAAGTTGTGTATCTATTCACCTTAGTGACTTAGGTACAACTCTATGTCTTTTCTGTCTCTGTAACCTTTTCTTTTTGGCTAGTAATAATTTGGTTCGTTTTGAGAGTTCAGTTTCTTCCTGAACTCTCTCCACTGCGTCTTTAAATGCTTTTTCTATGCTCATTATTTATCTTTTGCTTTTC